AGGGGTACATACCCGTCCAGCTGGAGGAAGGGGTGCCGTCCCCCGTCCCGGAGCTGGGCGGCGGCAGCCGCCGCCCCCCGCCCCGCGCTCCGCTTCCGTCCGCCCATCAGACGGTCAGCACCCGGCTGGCGTCCTCGAAGATCTTGGCATAGCCGGAAATGGTGGTGATGGCGGCCCGCTCCAGCTGGCGGTCGATGATCTTGTCATACTCCACCATCACGTCCCCGGCCTTCACCATCTCCAGGGCGTAATTCTTGTCCAGGCCCAGAATCTTCCCCGCGGGCACCGCCGAGGACCGCAGCACCTTGGCCCCCATGGGGGTGACCATCCGCCCGGTGCCGTGGAAGTCCAGCCCCGCCTCCGGGTCCCGCATCTGCCGCAGGTCCAGCAGCTTGGGCAGGGTGTCGGTGCCCACCAGCAGCGCGTTGAGCTGATAGGGCTCAAAGTCGTTCCAGAACGCCACCAGATCCTCATAGGTGAGCTTGCCCGCCTGCGCCACCGAGCTGACCTTGGCCGGGTTGCCGTTGCCGTCGCCGTTCACGATCACATCCACCGCGTCCTCCAGCAGCATCCGCCCGATCTGCGCGCCGATCTGCCGCAGGGTGACGGAGAACAGGTCCAGCTTCTGGAACCGGATGGCCTCATAGGAGGCCACCAGCATCCGCCCCCGCTTGTGGAGCTTCACCAGGTTGTCCCGGGTGCGCACGGTGGTCTGGGGGATGGACGCCCCCTCCGCCACCTGCTTCAGCTCCCGCTCCTCCTCGGGCACCGACAGGATGGAGCGGTAGTCCATCCCGTCAATCACCGTCTCGGTGGCGGTGATGTCGGGCAGCACGTTGGCCTCCTCCATCCCGGCCTTCACCGCCCGGGCGATGTACTCCGGAAACAGCACCGCCGACTGGGCGGTCTTGAAGAACTTCTCCACCACGTCGGACCCCGCGCCCTTCACCCGGATGTCGAACCGCTTGAGCTGCCGCTGATAGGCGTCCAGCCCCTCCAGCGCGGTGCCCCGGTACTGCTCGCTGGGGTCCAGCTTTTCCAGCACCTGGGTAAAGGACCGCCCCGCCTCGTGGTACATCCCCTTCTCCAGCCTCACATTGTCAAATCTCTGCGCCATCTCCGCATTCCTCCTCTAATCGTATTCCATTTTCCCGTCCCCGCCCAAGCCTTCGGCTGACGGATGAGGGTGCGCCCAGGTGCCGCTCCCCTCACATACACACCACAGCGGTGTTCGCCGCCGTGTCCACCGACAGCACCAGCCAGCTCACCCCGCCGGATGCCGCCTTCACGCCGCCCTGCCCGTCGCACACCAGCTCCTGCCAGCCCGCCGCCAGAGCGGTCTCCCCGGAGCAGCTCACCTGGGCCGCCCCCCGGATCTGCACCGCCGCCGCGCCGCCCCGCACGCCGCCCAGGGCCACGCCGCAGGGCAGGTCACCGTCCTGGCCCGCGCCCACCTGGCCGTTCCCGGTCATGGTCACCGCCATCCCGGGCTTCACGTCCTCCTCC